ATATAGTTTTTTTATTCCATCAAAGCAGGTTGATATGCAAGAGCCACAATTAGTTCCAGTTGAATAGTTAGTGTTGTAAATTGTATTGTATGTTTCTATCATTCGCTTTTTAGCTGCTACATTCTTTGCTCTACCTGTTTTTAAGTCTTTCCACATATCTAACACTTCATCTATTAATTCTTGTGGTAAATCATCAGGAGCAGTAACTTCAGTCGTTTTATCCCAATACTTTTGAGGGCAAGACATAGGAGCAATACGTGCCTTAATTTTCATAAAACATTTACAAACGGAACAGTTTCCTAGTAATTTTTTATAGTAAACACAACCTTTGCAAATTGCTATTCTATCTTCATAGATCTCATCAGGAACAAAAAACTTATTCATTTAGTTTCTTTTTAAGTATTGTTCTAACCTTATCTATTGTAGTGAATAAGCTATTACGGCTTATGCTTGTTTTCTTAGCTAGTGAATCAAGTGTATTGCCTTCATAATAATACAATTCAAATACCTTTTTATCGTACCAAGTAAAATCTTCTAAGGCTACATCAATTTCTTGTAGCTTTAATAATTGAGTGTTGTCTATCTTTTCGGTAGGAAAATTATAAATGTTTTTATGGTTTGGAATATTAGTATCATACAAATTATGAGTGTAAGTTTTATTGTTAGAATAGCAACCACCATCAATGTGTGTATAATATTTTTCATACTTATAAAAAAAATTACTTCTTGGGCTTGTTAAAGAACGTCTTAATGCGACTGCTCCATACTTAGTTATTCCTTGTATTCCATCTTTGTCATAAATTTTCTTTAACGTCTCAGGGTTCATTTGAAGGAAATATAACATAAGTTCCTGAACAGCGTTGTCAATTTTATTTTTATCTGTTGTAATGCCAAAAGCCATTTCATTAAACTTATCTGAGAGCTTTGCTATTTCTTCATATATCTCAGTCATCTTCAGGCTCTATTGAATCTATCTTGTCTACCGTTTCTTGCAATAATTGATCAAGTACAACTTTATATGCTCTAAGAACAGCCCTGTTTCCTTTAGTTTCTAAGGCTGCAAAATAACCATTTGTAGCTACTGATACGTTGATTGGAATTATCATAAGCCAATCAAAGAAGTTGTGTTCTTTTGTTCCTGCTCCGTAAGAGTTGTGATATTCTAAAATTATGTCAATGACTTCTAAATAATTTTGGTATTTTGTTTTTGTGCTTGTTTCTTTTACAAACTCTTCACACATTAATAAGTAAGTTTCTATTGCTTGTTTGTGTTCTTGGTTTGCATAAATCGTTTTCCGCATACGCAAACTTATGATAAAAGTTTACTCAATTCCTTTATCTTTTTTTAACTTTTCAACAAGGTCTTTGTAATAAACTATCTTTTCTTCATAGTCTACTCTAGTAAACTTGACTATTGACTTTGCTAAATATTGTAGCTCTTGTGCTTTTCCTTCACCATACTTTGTGTCTAAATATAATGAGAATTTATATTGTTCACCCTGCTTAAACATATTACATCCGACACATTGTGGTTGGCAATTTTCTTCGTCAAATCTTGTAGCTAGGTAAGTTCTTGATTGGAAATGACCACACTGAATTCCTTTTTTGTAATACTTTACAGCTCCACAAGTGAAGCATTGTACAAGCCCTTCTTCAGTTGCATCTCTTAATCTGATAAAAAGGCTGAACCATTTGTCTAGTTCTTTTTTTAGTTTACTTATTGACTTCATAGCCTAAGTCTTTACGCCACTTATCCTGAAAAGTTCCTTTTCTTAGGTAGTATTTTTTACCTCTATATTCAGGACATTCTTCTTGTAGCTTTGCTCTTGCTCTTTTTATACTAGGTGCTGATGTAAATTTATTACTTGCATATAATTTCAAAAACTCTACAATCGGTGTTTCTTGAGTCATACCTTCAATATGACCAAGTTCTTCTGCCCAAATATTTGAACAAAGTCTGTTGTCGTCATCTCTTAAATCAGGATACATCTTTAGCCAAAATTTCACTTTTTCTTTCGTTTTCATAATTTCTTGGTTTTTTTCTTCTATTGTTAGGTAAATAATTAGTTAATTGCTCAAATCCAAATTTCATTTTAAAGGAGCTACACTTATCAGGATTGTAAAGTTTTTCTTTTGTCATTTTAATTTTCTTATTAGCCACATTACAATGGCTGTTACTATTACCCACCCTATCATTTGAGTAGCTTTATTGGTTCTTGATAGTATGGAACATTCTTTTGCTTTAAAGTTTCTACTTGATAAGTGGCATCATCTATCACTTTCTTATGAGCATAAACCCATTTGTAAAAAGTTCTGATATTTAAAAATGGTTCATCTTTTCCAAATCTTACACCTAATCTAAAAGCATCTTGTATTTGGTTGAATGTCATTTTACCAAAGCGTTTCTCTTGGATTAAATCTGTAGCAAAGATCTTACTCAAACTAGCTAGAGTTTTTGCATCTGTTCTGTGTCCTATCTCAACAGAAGTTAATGCTACTAAGTCTAGGACTTTTTTTGTAAGCTCTTGAAGGTTTTCTTGTTTTAATGGTTTCATAATAATTTTTTAGCTTGTTCATACTGACTTAATTGTGAATCTAATTTACTCATTTTTTGCGGTTTCTTTTTATCACCACGCTCCCAATTTCTAACTGCTGCCCTCCAATCTTTCATTTTTGACTTTCCTACAAACCAACCTTTACTTTCATAAAAATCATAAAAAGCGAAAGCATCTACTTTATTTTGTCTTTCTGAACAATAAATATCTATATCTTGAACTGTTGGTTTTTTAAAATATTTATTATTTATTTTTATTTCTTTATTCTTATTAATAGTTGTCAAGTTACTTGACTTTAAGTTGTTAAGAAACTTAACAACTAGTTCTTCATTAATTTTAAAGAATTGTTTTGCAGGTATTCCCATACGCTTAACTTCTATCAGTTGGTGTTTTTTAAGCTCTGTGATAGACTTTCTCTGCTGATAGGGTGTAAGAGTAGTGTCGGCTTGTATATTAGCTTCAGTATTAAAAAACCATCCTTCTGTTATTCCACCATTATCTATGAAGTATTGTTCTTTTGAAATTAGATCGGCAAGCAAAATAGCTTCTTTTAATCCTACCTGCCGTGCTAATTCTTTGTTTAATACTATAAAAGCTGTACTACTAAGAAGGTGTTTCATATAATCTTAATTTCGTAATGGTAATTTTTGAGAACAAACTTAATAATTTCCATTTGATTGCTAAAATCAAAATAAGAAGTTCTAATTTTACATTTGACCTTATCACTTTTTACTTCTAATATTACTTCTGAATTTTTATCATCTTTTGATTCTTTGACTCCATTTTTAAGTAAATATGTTTTCATAAAATCACCATCTAAAAATATTTCCATATCACCATCTATACTTTTAAAAGCCTTATAAACTTTGTTAAATGCTTTCCTGTAATACTCACAATTTGCATACTTATCTTTGTGGCACTTTCCATAGTGATATATTAAAGTTCTATTCCTTTTAAATGCCTTAGCAATTGTCTTGGGATGTATCTTCTCGGTTATACCAATATATCCTGCTACTGATCTTGCAATTTGTAGCGGCTGTTTCCTGCTTTTTAAAGCAAGGTCATCTGTTGTAAAGCCTAAAGATCTAGCTGTAATTTCACAGATGTTTTTGAAGTTTTCTTTTTCTACCATTAGAAAGGCATATCTTCGTCAGAAGTAACAAACTTGTTTCCAACTGTTTCTTCACCAATATTAGCTATAAACCAACCATCAATATTATGGTAGTATTTTCCTTTAAATTCTCTTGATGATAAGTTAATTGAAACACTAACCTCTGAGCCTTCTTGTATGTCTCTAAGGTCTTTAACTTTATCACCAAAAAAACTTACTACAACTTCTTTATTGTATTCTGTTCCTGCTTGTTCAATTAAGATTGATTGTTTCTCCCAAGCCTTTCCTGACTTAGCTGTTCCTGTTTCTCTGTCTAATTTTTTAACTAATTTTCCTGTAATTTTCATTTTTTTTATTTATTTAATTATTAAAAAAAGGTATTGAAAGAGGACTTGTAATTTACCACAAAGTATAACCGCTAAATTATTATTATGATTACTAACCTCTTTCAAAACCTATGTTAGTTCTTTTTAAAATCTTCTGATTCATCTTCACCAAAAACTCCTAGTTCATAGAATCCTGTTAGTTTTAGTACTGCTCTGCTCATAGCTCGTTTCTCTGCCATCTCCATTACGTACCAAGTGTTGCAGTTACCATCTTTGAATCCACCTTTTAAGGCTGAACCAAATGTTTGTATAAAAGCACCCTCTTTTCTTGCATTAGCTTTTACAACGCAAAAATCTTTTTCGCAATTAATAACTTCATAATCAATAGTTATTCCTTCTATGGCTTGGATCTTATCAATACCACTTCTTGTGATAATGATATAATGCTGATGCTTAAATACATCATCTTTTGTTAGGTTGTAAAATTCATACTTTTCCTTAATCTGTTCTGTTCTCATATCTTTTTAGTTTAGTTAATAATTCTGTGTAAAGTTAGTATTTTTATTTATCTTTTATATATTTTGTTAATTGTTCTTTAATATATTCTATTTGTTCAGTATCTATCCACCCTAAAAAGTCGTAAGAGTCAAAACAGATTTGAAAGTCTTTTCCATATTCATCTGTGCCCCTTAAATATACTTCGTTTTCGTGTGCTTGGAATGTATTAATATCATTCATTCTTTTGTGTATTAATTCAGGTAAGGGGTTCTTTTTGTCTATTTTGTCCATTTCTTCTTGTCTTTTGTGAAATTGTTTAATTTCTTCATCTGCTAATTGAGATTCAGAAAAATGTTTTACTAGTTGTTCGTTGTCCATTAGTTTATGTTTAAAATTAAAGCTCCTTTTTTTTGATTATACATATCTTCATATTGCTTAAGCTTTTTATTCACAATATCGTTATACTCTTTTAGTGTTGGTTTGTCTTTTCTAGTTTCACTAAATACTATCTCTTCCCAATAGCTACCTTTCTTTTCTGTTTCGTAAGTATAGGATTCGTCAAGATTTAATTCTGTTCTGTTAATGTATTCGTCTAAGGCTCTATTGATTTCTATTGGAGTTCCAAAGATCCTAATAGCCGTAGAAATTTCTTGTAAATCGTGGTTAAAAGATAGTAGCTGACTTTTCCATTTTGATACTGTAGTGTATCTGCCATTTGGATAAAAGTAGTAGTCTTCGCATTTTAATTCCATTAGTAGTTTAGGTTTATGTGTAGCAGTATAGAAGCTACTATTAATAATGTAAGAGATGTATATAAAAGCCAAGATGGTATTCTGTCTACAAATCTTTTCTCTGTGTTTTCTATTGTGTAATTTTTGTAATCGTTCTTGAATACAAAGGTTGCTAATTCTTGAGCGTTCATAAACTGAACTAACTTAGTTAGCTTATGAGTTACTTTGTAATCTGCTCCTGTTATAATGTTTAAGTTTTTCATATTTTTTGATGTTAAAGTTAATATTTTTTTTAGAAGTTTAGTATAATAAAACTTTTTTGTCCTACAGGAATTGTGGTTGTATAATCATTAATTCCTTCCCAATTTTCTATCTCTTGATATTCTTCACAAGTATAATTGGCTTTAAATTCATCTAAGTCTTCGTATTCTGTATATTCACAACACAAAGCTATTGGGTCAAACTCTATACTTTCACCTGTATCATCTTCATAATCTTCAAGGTAGTTAAACAAACTTTTCAATCCTACCCTGCTAAAATTGTTTGGTCGGTGTTCTTCAAACCACCTGCTAAATTCGTAAAAATTAATTGTTGTCTTCATTCTCTTTCTTTTTAATTATTATTTCTTTTGATAGTGCAAAAATATAACAAATAAAGTTATTAACCTAATTTTTAACTAAGTATTTAACAAAAAATAAAAAGAGCTAGATACAGCAACTTTAAGTGTAGTCTAGTATATTAGTATGAAAAGTACGAGAAAGTGCCTTAAAAGGCTAAAGGGGGCTATAAATTAAGCAGTAAAATGCCTAAGATTATAAGCATATACATTAAGTATAGTTTTATTGTTGGATTTTCTTCCATTACAAAGGCATTAAGAGATTTAAAGGTGTTTCGCCATTATTTAATATAACAGCACAACCAACAGCAGGTCTTTTGCCATACTTAGCATAAGCCATAGCGTAGGACTTATGATTGATTCCACAACCGACTTGAGTTCCATACACTCTAAACTTCTTGCCGACATAGTGTTCTGTATAGCATTGTGTATGTAAATGACCTTGTACGGTGTTCATCATATCAGCACGGCATTTGGTTCTAGCCGTTCCACCTTCTCCGTGAATGTACTGAACTCCATCTTGTTCAAAACGCTCTACAAAATCCCAGTTAGGAGTTCCTAAAACCTCTTTGTAAGACTTAATCCATTTACTAGGAATAGCTGAGGTTTGTGCTTTTCTCATTATGATTCTGTCGTGATTGCCTACTATGACTTTTGTACCTTTTTCGTCAAAAGCGTTGTACCATTTAGAGAGTTTTTTTATAGCTAGATCTAATTCGTCTGCTCCACCCATACCATCAGCTGAGGTTTCGTGATAAGAGCTGTAATGATTATCAATGACATCACCTATAAAGATTGTTTGAGTACAATTATAATATTCGTACTGCTCTAAACAAAAGTCAAGATAGCCTTCTAAACAAAATGGTTCGTGAAGGTCACCGATAACCAGAACATTTCTGGCTTCGGTTTCCCTCATCTTTTTTAATGCCACTATTTCGTGTGGCTTTAATCGATATCTGTTATCTTTTAGCAACGTCTGCTATTCCTTGTCCTACCACTAATGTAAGTAGAGCATAATAAAGGTTTGTAGCTGTAGTTTCATCTACACCTAAAAATGTTACAATTACAGGTACAACTACTGAACTCACAGCGTACCAAAACTTCTTGGATTTGAACATCTGTCCGATTAAAAATTTTTCTAAAAATTTCATATTATTTATTTTTGATTATTAAATTAATGTTTGTGCCGCCTAAATTAAGTATTTCTTTCATAAGTAAATCCATAGCAAAAGTTGAGTTCTGAACAAAGTCCTGTTGGCTTCCTAATCCGACTAGAATACAGCCACGTGTGTCTTTTGCTGAATTGCCCCTATGAAAAAGTATGTAATCTCTGTTAGGTACATCTTGTACTAATAGGTGTAAATAATCTCTGCTTCCACTTTCTTTTGCTGTTCTTAGCCTTACTTTATACTCACCTTCAGGAATACAAGAAACCCTTTTTTGATTGTCTTTCCACGGCAACTCTAAAGTATCACTCATTCTTTCACCATTAAGGAAAAGCTCACCAATAGTAGATTTTTTTGTAAATGTATCTCTTATGATTAAAAGATTAATTGAAGCCAAATTACTTGGAATAGATTGCGTACACTTTAGCCCCCTTAACTTCTCGAATAAACTTCTTAACCACTTTATCATCTTTTTTAATTTCAGGTTGATACTTAGGGTTCAAACTATTTAGCTTACGTTTTTTAGGCATTATTTCTTGATGTTAAATTTAATGAATTTATAAATCGTAAATGATATTGCTAACACTAAAGAAACAAGCGTTAAAATTTCATTACATTCAGTTATACTAAATGCTATTGCCGAACCATTAGCTAATCCTACTTGTATTGTGTCTTGTACCTCTTTCATTTGTTTTATTTTTAGGCTTACTCTCCAAGTAAGATTTCAGTTTAGTTATGTTCTTTGGTTTTGTTTGGTAGTGTTTTTTCATTATGTTAGATCAGGAGTTAAGAAATTCCTTAATGTTAGCTTAGTTCCTTGTCTTGGTTTTTCAAGGTTCATCCCATTGTAATAGTTTTCAGATGATGGTGAAACATCAGCACCAGAATTTGTAGAAAAAGCAGGAAAACTAGCTGTATTGTTTCTTATGTAATCTATCATTCTTTCCCTGTAGTAGGAAGCTGTGTTTAAAATTTCTTCACGAAAACTTTGTGACTCTTCTGTAGTTAATGGGTTTCCTGTCTCTGAGGTCTTAGAATAAATGTTCCCATTTTCGATTTTGTGCCTAAGATACGGAATGGCGTGGTAAAGGCTGTAGCCTGGCAACATATCGCCAATGTATTCATCTACTAAAGTTTTGTCTGCTCCTGCTAAAGTACCTTCTATAATTTCATCTTTCAAGTGTTGTGTAAGGTCAGTTCCAAGTGCTGTTTCTACATAAAGCTTCTGTGCTTCTTTTACAAATGGAAGAAGTAAATCTACACTTACATTGAGGTTTATTGCTGTGCTGTCTTTCAGCTTCGTTTCTGATATGAAGAGTACGTATGCCATTGTTATCTTGGTTCTAAAAATCCGTTATTTTTCATTCTCTTTGGTGCTTTTGCTACTAAGCCGCTATTTCTTTTTAATGTAAACCCTTCGCTAAGTGCTTTTACATCTGATATTATTTGACTATCTTTAATGTTAGATTTTGCATTTCTTAAAGATGTTTTGTAAACAACCCTTCTGAAGTAATGATGGCAGTTACCTCCTCCTTTGTAAAGCCAAATAGAATAGGTTGCAGCTCCACGTGGTCCCCAACCTGGATTTACAGGCTTTTTAGTTAATTGTAATAAATCTTCTTTACGATATACTTTTTTTGCTGAAGTCATTAATCTGCAAAATTCTCTAGTGCTTCCTTCTTGCTCTAGTGCATCATCTTTAGTGTACATATACCTTACTTTATAGTAATTATCATAAGAATCATTTACACCATCTTGCGTACTTCTTGCGTTACGTCTAGCTGTTCCTGTTGAAGCTAATTCTGTTTTCCCTTCAACTAATTTATTTAATTCAACTTCAAAGTCAAAATCCTCGTGTTCATCATTTACATTTTCTTCATCAACTAATTCCCAATCATCAGGTATGTCTTCACCAAATTCTTCTATAAATTTAGAAAGCTCAGTTGCTTCAGAATGGTCTTTACAAGCCATATAAGCCGTTTGACCATCTAAATTGTGTTCGTGATACCCTTCACACCCTAAAGTCTTTGCGTGAGCTTCAGCCTCTTCTATGGTGCTAAAAACAGGCTTTCCGTCTACCATTCCAACTTTACTAAGTTTTACATCTTGTTCTACAGTGTCTTCTTCACCTAATGGCTCAAGACCAAGTTCCTCTCTGATTTCATCTGTAGTCATAACCTCTCTAATAGTCTTAGAATCAAATTGAACAGTAATAGGCTTAAGCTGTACAAAGTTTACAGGTAAATCCATATTGTTTACTTGAAATATTTTTCTTAGGCTTTTAACTAATTGATCTTGGAATGGTTTGATAACAGTATTGAGATAAAAATTTGCTGCATTTATAATCTCATCTGTATTTGAACTAAAACCATTAGATGAATCTATGCCCATAAGCGTTTTAGAGGTTACTCTGTGCCCACTTAAGATGTTTGAGGTAAGTAGCTCTTGTAATGCTAAATATTGTTTATCTAAGTCGCTTGAATTAATTGGTGTTATCTCAGGAGTTCTCGTTTTATCATCTGAGAACGTGAGTACAAATTTTCCTGCATTAGTTTCTGAGCAGAATTTGTCTGTTAAACTTTGTTCTATTTGGAATCGTTCTTCTGCTGTTGGTACGCCATTAGCAAAGGATATCATAAAAGATCCTGCAAAGCCATTTGAGATATTATTTAAATGAAACTCCGATACACGTCCATCAATTAGCGCCCAGTTATTGCAACTAACATAGTCAGGAGTGTAATAGCTATTCATATTAGGGCTATATAAACCTGAGTACATTATTTGGTTTGCTGAAGTCCTATCGTTAGTATTAAAAGCAGGTACGTAATAAGGTTTATTCATTCTTGTATTTGACCAATCTGCTGAGA